ATGGCGAAGGATAAAAGAAAGTGGATTACTTCAGCAAAATTTTCTGGCGTGCGCTGGTACCAGCATGAAACCCGAAAACATGGGGTAAAATTTGATAAGTGCTTTGGCTTGCGCTATGCGGCGGCTGGTAGAAGATTTCAACCAACTCTTGGTTGGGCCAGTGAAGGATGGACTGAGCAAAAAGCAGCTATAGAACTTTCAAAGCTCAAGGAAGCCTACAAAACAGGCAAAGGAAACTTCTCACTTTCGGAAAAACGGAAAAAGAACCAGAAGAAATATCTGCAAGAGCAAGAAGAGATAAAAACAAAAGAAAAAGAATCTACTACCTTCTCTGATTTCTGGGAACAAAGCTACTGGCCAACGCAAAACTATAAGTCTGTCGGATCTCTCGGAGCTGAATCAGCACTTTATAGAAACTGGATATGCCCAAAGATAGGCAAAGTTCAGCTTGTAAGGCTCAAAGCTAAAGATGTTGAAAAAGTTTCATCCGCTATGTTTGCAAAAGACAGGAGTATAGCATCTGTCAATTATGCTTTAGCCGTGATCTCACAAGTCTGGAATCTTGCAAAACGCGATGGACTTGTTGCAGAAGACTCCCCCACTAAAAAAGTGAAGCTACCCAAAAAAGATAATCACCGCACCCGCTTTTTGACAAAAGATGAAGCTACCAGACTTTTCAAAGAGTTAAAAACAAGATCCCCCGAAACCCACGACATGGCTATTCTAGCTTTATACTGCGGATTACGGTTCGGAGAAATTGCCTCCCTTACATGGCAGGACATCGATTTCGAAAATGAAGATATTTACATTCGAGATCCCAAAGCAGGAATTAACCGTAAAGCTTTTTTCATTAATCAAGTACGAGAGATGCTACAGCGTAGATCCGCTGAACCCCACGCAAGTGCAGAACTCATATTTAGCACCATTGACGGAGGCAAACTTGTTCGAGTCTCGAAGACATTCGGCAGAATTGCGGCTGAAATGTTCAATGAAGAAGTGGCAGACCCCAGACAAAAGGTCTGCTTTCATAGCCTGCGTCATACTTTTGCATCATGGCATGTCCAGCGTGGAACAGATTTATACACCGTTAAGAAGCTCATGGGACATATTAGCTTTAAAATGACTCAACGTTATGCACACCTCGCCCCTGACGGACTTAGGAAGGCTGTTAAGGTTTTGGAGGATTAAGAAGCTGAATTAATGCTTGCTAGGAAAACATATCTCACACCTGTAGTGAACTAATCAATCGAACTACTTTGCAAGGCAACCCAAAAGGACTTGCTCATGTTTAACGAGCAAATTACTCAAATCATACTTATCCAAAATTGTCTGACGAGCATTTCTACGGATTTTTTTAAATGTCTCTTGCTTGTTTAAAGCCTTAATTACTGACTTAGACAGTTGTTTACTGTCCCAGAAATTCACAAGAAAACCATTTTCACCATGTGTAATAACTTCACGGACAGGTGCTGTGTCAGAGGCAACAAGCAAACATCCGCTACTCATTGCTTCAAGCATCGACCATGAAAGAACAAATGGCGCAGTTAAGTATACATGTACTGACGAGGCCCTTAATAACTTTTGATATTCATCATATGGCCTAAAACCTGACATACCATTTCTCCATACAGTTATAGGTTAATGCGCGTGCTAACGCACGACACAATGAATTATTATATATGCAGCATCACCTTTTACTGCTGGAAACATTGCTTTGGTTTATTTTGAAAAGATCACTATCTAAATTGGAACCTTGCACACCTTTATTGCTACGGTACTCGCCGTCATCAATATTGTATTCTCCGGTTTCTCTCCACTTATTGTAGTTATCCAAAATCTTGCAGAGCAGTTCATTTTTAGAATCTACCTCATCAGGTATATTATTACCGACAATTCCGTTCCATGAGCCCACTTTCTCACTGAATCCCTTTACAAGATTTATCTTTGACCCAGAGCCAACTCCACTTATAATAGAACTGGTTATCGCATAAGCATTAAGGACATCATTACCACTACCAAAATCTACAAATGAATTTGATACATAACAATTCAATGTATCATCACCATCTCCGAGACTGGCAATACTATCAGACATTATATAATCAAACGAAGCTTTATCGCTACCAGAACCAGTATCGAGAACAGAGCGATCATACTCCCGACTTTTTACAGTATCACTTCCTGCGCCAGTATAAACTTTGCTTTTATATACGCCTTCCTTTACATAAATCGAATCCGCTCCATCCCCTGTCTCGATATTACTGTCGCGGATATATGCGGCGCTGACGAAATCATTCCCGCGTCCTGTTGAAATCTTGGACTTTTGTATGTCTCGCGCCTCGATTTTAGTGCCCTTTGAAGTCTTTTTTGCAACCTTTGAATTGCCTTCTTGCTTAATGGAATCCTCAGCTTCCTTAGCATCGGTAGTTATAGTTGCCTTGCTTATAAAGGATGCCTTTATATTCAGCGAGCCGCCCGAGACATTGATTTTAGAGTCATCAATAAATTCGGCGCGAACACTTAAATCTCCATCCGCCTTTACAGTGGAAGAATAGTCTATTGCATAACCTTGTGCGACATCACTTCCTGTACCAGTTTCCAGATTGCTGGCCCGCAACGCACCAAATTCAATCTGATCATCACCTTCTCCAAGATCTACATCTGACTCATAAACTCCAGCGAGAGACTTCTTCGCATCTTCCCAATCCTTTTTATCAAGAGTTCGGTCAATCTGTACCTTATCATCACCAGACCCTGTTCTCACAGTCGATTGATATATAACTCCCGCAGTGATGGAGTCGTCTCCTGATCCGGTATCAATTGTCACATCCTTAGCCCTGTCATACTTAACAGAATCATCACCAGAGCCGGTATCGATGAAGCTGACATTCGAATACCGACCGCCATGGACAAAAACCCGGTCATTACCACTTCCACCATCAATGGAGACCCCGGCTGACAACTTGCCTTCTTCAGCCTCCTTCTGTTCTTCGGCATCTCCTTCGGTTTTGACCTTTTCTTCATTGTAGTCTCCAGACAACTCTACAATTGTGTCATTCCCGTCTCCACCGGAAAGATCCTTATTATTAAGCCCGATAATCAGGTCGTCGCCTTCGGTTTCATCTCCTTTCACGTAGTCATTGATATTGAGCTTTCCGTCTTTACCTTCATTGATAATCGTATCTTTTTTTAAGGTAAAACAACCTTCAAGCTCATCATCGGCACCAAAGATACTGGCCTGATAGCCGTAGAATGCTCCACCAACCTTGAAAGCTTCTTTATTAGGCTTCCATATCTTATCTACAACAACAGTTCGCCCTGAAGACATGGTCGTGGATGCAATGGTTAAAGTCTCGCTGCCCTCTGGTTTTTCAGGAGCAGTAGTATAAGCTCCGTCGGGCAGGTCGACAGATTTAGTATCATGACTAGCCTGCTTCGCGCCTGCCTCGGAAATACTGACAACATCGCCTGTTGACGGAAAATCGGTGTCCTTTTCATTGTTAGCGTCGAGCTCTTTATCAGTAGCTTGCACTTCCAAATTTTTCTTGATTTTTTCTTCATCAACATAAATCTGATTATCAACAGAGCCGGATTGACCTATGATAGATGAAGGCATAAGCCCCTCCCTACGGTTAACTAAAGTTATTATCAGCCTTGAAACTTAGACTGTTTAAAGTAATACCAAAAATAAATAGACAACTACTATATCGGAAATATTTGAAACATCTTTAGAATAAGTCATGTCAATAATCAACTTGTGTTCTATATTATACAGCTCAATAATGATCCTGCCACACTCTTTTGGACAGTCAGTTAAGCCACAATAATATCATCCTGACGGTTGATTTCAAATTCCGCAGGTGACAGCCATCCATTACTGGAATGGCGTCTTCTACGATTGTAGTAGGCCTCAATATGCGTCTGAATGTTCGAGATAGTTCAGATTACCGCATTTATAGCCAACATGGTATTTGGTGTAGACCCAAAATAAAATGGTGGAAAAGTGGTGGACGAAAAGCCAGAAACAAGAAAAGGCCTAGAAGGAAAACCTTCTAAGCCTTTGATATCTATGGTGGAGCTGAAGAGAATTGAACTCTTGGCCTCTTGAATGCCATTCATAGCTTTAATAAAGTTATCCTGTATTAACAAATAGTTAATATTTTTTCTTTACATCATTTATTGCTTTTTGTTGTTGGTACTATCCATTTTGTACGTAAAGGAATGACGTAAAAAAATTACTCTCACGTACGAAGAAACAAGAATAATCCCCTACTCATCATCTCTTTTTTTAAAAAAAACAGATAACTGTTTAATATTATAAATAACTTTTATTTAGACCTATTCATCAATCTTGCACAAGATTGCAAGTCCTTGCAGACTCCGCAAGCCATTAAATTCACTGTAAACCTTGTTGTTAAGCTGTTGCGGCTACATCTTGCAGTTCTCTCTTTTTTGCAAAAAATAGCTCCAAATGTCTCGAGGGTAGGTACGGGTGAGTTCGAATTTTCTGGTAACTTTATTTTTTTTAAATTTTTCTGTGAACACAAACAAAAGCCCTGCCTCATTCCTGAAGCAGGGCTTTCAGTTTTCTAATTCGTAATCGCCTCACCCAGACATAACATCCAGCTTGCCACGAATTACGTCAATATCATCCGCATGGCTCTTAACCTCTGCCGCCTGAACAATCTTTGTTGCTTCCGGATGCGTGTGATGGTCAAGAACATAAAGAGCGTCCCGCACCTCTGCCATAAAATCCAGCATCAGCGGAAAAAAGCTAATATTACCGTCCTTGGTTGTTAGTGTGAATGTTGTCCCTTTCATCCGGATATTCTCTGCCTGAATATTTTTATCTCCGGAAACATCTTCTGAGCTACGACCGCTAACCGTGCTTTGCATATCACCGCCGATTGTCTCAGTAAAATTGCCATCGGTCTTGCTGGTAAAATTCTCGGTAACATTCCTGGTAAAACTTTTCTTCACGGTCTGGGTTCTGTTTCCGTCTACCTTGGATGTATGATCCTTTTTAATTTCATCCGTGCGATTACCGCGCACCTCGGTGCTGTGATCCAGATCAGTAACGTCCGCCCGATTGCCCATAACCGTAGAACTTTCATTCTGACCAACCACTTCAGTTAAATTCAGAGTGGTGTTTTCATTTCGATTCATCAGCACATTTTCAGTCATATTCTGCTTAATTGTGTGATGATGATCCCCTCCTGTAACTCCATTCCAATCTCTGGAAACAATCCAGCTGGCATCGGCAGCAGTGACAAAATTCATGTTATCAATAGCCACCATATCAATATGCCCACCAGAACCAAGCAGCACCGCGCCCAAAGCTTCAATATGCTTTACTCCACCGATTTCCTCTGTGCTGTTTCCGGCAATCTTGCGGAAGTCACGCACCAGCTCAACCATAGAATCAATCGCGCCAACAGCCCTTTTCAAACTGCTGTCTGTAATCTGGCCAGTAGTTTTACGTGTCCAGTTTCCGTTAGGATCAACGCGCTGCAAAGTCTCATCATCCTGCTGCCAAAGCAGCTCACCAGTTGCCACTTTAGGAAGCGACAACCCCAGCGGATAGATCTGCCGTATCAGCGGATGATCCGGCCTACCGTAAGCAAACCCGACAACCACCATTACGCCAGTTTCTGGAAAACCAAAACTTCCTCGCTCCATCCCCGCACTTGATACAGGAAGCGGAACATCTTTATATATAGGATACGCTGCGTCCCGTTCACCTTCAGGTGTAAGTATTTCCAGATCCACTGCATAGCGCGGTCGGAACCGCTCACAGCTTCCACCCTGCTCCGGCTCATCACTCACGGCCAGCACTCTGGCATATCTATCTAAATGCAATCCTCCGGAGAGCTCAGGAAACAGTTTAAGCACAGCTTTGCGGATTACTTCACGCATGTAATCTCCATCTCATGGCCTTTGAGCTTTATACTCTTTACCCGCTGCCCGTTGAGTTTTGCTCCGGGTCGTAACGCCGGGATAATCGGACAGCACTTTGATCCATCAGTCAGAACCCGCTTGAACCATTTTTCAGGAACCTTTAGCGGCCTGCTTGCCCATCTGGACTCTTGCCATGATCCAACAAATATTTGGCCATCAGGTTGTGGGTTCCAGATATAATCCGGAATCTGGAACACATCGCCGATCATGGACATAGCATGAAAACCATCACCAAGAGTCTGAAAAGAAGGAACTTTTGTATCAGAATATGACTGCTCCGGAACAATAAAAATCAACCCGGTAATATCCGTGTAGTGTTCAAGTACATCATTAAGTGTGGAATGACGTAACGATACTGGCCAGTGCTTATCAAGCACGCCGGAAAGCTCACGGCAAAATATGCGCTGCTGCAGATTATCAACTTTGTGGCAGCTTTCCACATACCCTGTAAAAAATAAACGGTCTTTATCCTGGGACGAATAACCGACAACGAACTGCACCACCCCAGAAACGGCTTCAGATGCTTTTATCTGAAAAACTGCACGCCCTGATCCGCAAAGCTCAAGACGAATATCTTCATTCACAATATGATAAAGCTGCCCGCCTATTGTCAGAGTTTTACGGATATTCATGATGCAGCCTTATCAACATTGTCTATTACCTTTGTCCATGATGTTTTTGTATCCGTAACCGGCTTAACTCTTCCAGTAGCTTTTCCCGGTTCATTTTCAACTACCGCGGCTACGCCTTTCTGCCTCTGCTCCACCTTTTCCGGCACTGACAAATATTCACGAAGTTTGAAAGTAATGCTCCATGCCCGTTGGCTGTCCAGTTCATTCCAGCCCACACTTTCACAACAACTTACCTGAGTAATTCCACCGGCATTAGCTGTTGTGTTTGCAATGGTATAAACCATCATCTCGCCACTATCATTTTTGGTTTCCAGCACCCTGATTAATTCCTGAAGCTTGGCATAATCTTTAAATCTGATATTCAAAGACACATTCAAAGTCTTAGCTTTGATTCCTTTATGAGCTGTATCAGTACCGGAAGTCTCACCGGATATTTCCTCTTCATATATTTCCATTCCGCCATTAACCTTAAGGCCATAGCCAGGAACATTGTAGCTGCCCAGTCTTAAAAATGTATTCATATTCCCAGCACCTCACGAAAAACGGTCATGGCTTCAGCTTCACCAATCCAGCAACAGATTACACTCAGAATGTGCGCACCTTCCCTAATAGCTAATCGTGAAAAATCATGGCGAATCTGGCGTACGCTGCCTGATAAATATGCAGCATTTCCGGATCCTCCCGAAAAACTAGAGCATAGATTCTTCCAAACTTCATCCGCCTGCTCAGTCTGTATCCGTTTTTTATTTATCAGCTCGCTTAACAGACTTTCCGGACGGATGTTCTGAGTATCGTAACCATGGGAAACTGCCACCAGTCTGGCCATTCTTGCATCCATCATTTTGTTGGTCTGGTGCTGTCTTTCTTCCAGACTCTGGAATTTTGGAGAGATGAAGCCATTGCCGAATATATATTTTTCATTTTCATGAACAGACAGATCCGCGGCTCTGCGCTGAACAAGCTGCAGACTAGTAACCGGAAAAACATTATTAAAAACCGCTAGTTTTGCGGCCATATCAGCATGATCGTAACCGGTTATCTTTAAAAACAAAGCGCCGCACTCACTTGCAGGTAACTTCTCATAAGGATCGGCAAGTTTAGCCAGAACGGCATCACGGCAGCCACTAGGTGATAAATATGTGTAATCTCCACGCTTATCCCCTACGGGATGAACATATGGATGAACGCAAATAAATTGTGCATTAACAGCCAGCAGAGTTTTTAGCCGATTAGTCAGATCAGCTGCATTGCCGGCATTTCCCGATATAGGTGAAGGCGTGACTGGAATAAATCCGGCCACACCTGACAAACGGGACTGTGCTGCAGACATTTCACCAGACACAGCTGTCAGGACAGAATCAGAGTCCTGTTTTATACCTGCAGCCGTATCTGGAAGTGTGAAATTAACTGTCTGCCACACTATTTCCTGCCCATCAAAATTACGCGGAAAATTCCAACGATGTTTTTAAGTGCCTTTTTTCGAGTTTCAACATTTGTTGCCGCGTCGTAAGCGGCTTCCGCCGCATCCAGTTCATTACGGGTTTGAGATGAGATTTGCCCGCTATCAATGGTACGGGTCTTAACCTTAATAGATCTTTCAACTCCAGGAATAATCATTTCTGAACTTCCACGGAATTCCCCAAGGATGAAAGGCGCAAGTTCAGCAGCCAACGCCTTTTTTTCGTCAATAGTCATCTTGCTAATATTCATTGATTAAGCTCCTTGCTTCCAGGTATCGCACTGAGTTTCAGTAATGCGGGTTTCTGATCCTTCAGGTAATCCTGACACACCAATAGCCACACGTCGGAAAGGAGCTTTTGGGGTAATTTTTTCGGATTCCAGTAGCATAAAATCAGGACGATCAAGGTCGGCATCAGTGCCAAGAATAGCGTTTTCAACGTCAATTTCGGCAAAATCAGCCGGAGTGAATGCGGTTTCGGCAGGGACTGTTACTGCTGAATCCTGAATAAGCATTCGTTTAACTGAGCCAGTACCATCCTCGGTAGGATCATTACTCCTTGAGAACAGTAAGTAATCTCCACTGAAAACAACACTTGCTCCAGTTCCAACAAAGTCTGGCAACTTTGCTGATAGTGTCTTTGTAGCAATATCAATACGATAAATACCGTACGTATCAGATGAACCGCTAGCAGCAACATATACATAGTTCCCACGCACGTTAATATTTCGTATATGCTTAATTGTTTCAGCATCATTGAACCATTCAGTCCATGTAGTGCCATTATCAGATGAACGATAAATTATGTTAGAGTCACCTGCAAAATAACAAAATCCATCAGCCTCTACTAATGCATAGCCAATAATTCCAAGTTTAGGACCTTCTGTCCACGTAACTCCATTATCATCGCTGTATTTAACGTTTCCATTATATCCATTTGCAATAAAGCGACCCGAATTTAACACGAATATATGCTCAGCCCACGTTGCTACTTCTGCTTTTTCATTGAATGCCCCACCATAATTACTGACGTATATCTCGCTATTTTTGCCGCAAAGAATATGCTGACCATCAGCAGATACGGCTAACCCACGTGGATTTGCACAATCTAATACATTAAAAGTAACACCGCCATCTGTTGATTTTAAAAGATAGCCGTTTGAATTTGCAATAAATATAGCATTTTTTGAAAATGCAATATTAAAAATATTGCCGTCGATCGTATATATGTGGGTCCACGTAGCACCATAATCTACAGATTTATATAACTGTGCTGTGTCATCAACATCAAAGTAGTAAACTACACCATCGTGATACGGATCGTTAAATAACTCAGCATTATGCTGTGCGCTGGACTCATAGACAGGCCAATTATCAATCCCAACCTTCACATTTGTTGCGGCGGTAAGGGATGGTAGGATATGGGCTTTGGTAGGTGCTGAAGTAAATCCGGCGGCTGAAATGTCAGCGATGTATTTATCGCCAGCATATTGAATCCAATAAAAAGGTTTACCATTAGCAGAAATGTCGGTTTCAAAATTTGCCCCGGTCAAATACGACCCGGCATCGGCTAAATCAGTAGTGCTAGTTAAATACATCCTTCCTGATGCTTCAACTAGAACTAACCAATAATCCTCACCTACAGTCAACTCCGGTGCGCCGGAGTAGTCATATTGTGCATTGGTCTGCACTGACCCGTCTATCAACGCACCGGACCAAAGCTCTATACCGGGTCTACCGTTGTTGTCGGAGAACAATTTAGGGATTGTGCGACAATCTGATCCATAATCCAGATTCCAATCAAAACAGACTATTCCTAAACTTATATCTTCAGCAGTGAACTTAATTGCAACCTGAGTATCAATATCGTCACGATCATCGCTACTAGACAACCATGATCCGCTAATCTTGCCGGAACCATAAATACAGGAAAGGACAGCACATGCATTTGTTGTTGAATCAGTAATAAAGGTTGTTCCGACAGGAGATGACCATTCCAACGACGTAAGAGTGGCAAAATTGCCAGTGTTGTTATAATAATCATAGACCGCGCCATCGGAGAGGTAACACAAATAATAATCTCCAGTATCTGGCACAACATAATCTATAGCTGCGTAAGTAGGACTAGATGGCCCACCCTGTATAGTCATGTCCAAACTTCGCGCAACTATTTCATACTCTTGCCCTGAAATATGACGGACAACGCACATTGCAAAATTATGATTATTTCTAAGCCAAGCAGCCCCATAGCGGATTTGCTCACCATTTATTAAAGAATGATTCAGGTCTACATATGCCCCGGCAAAACTGCCAAAACTGCCAGACGCGGGACCTGTAGTAAATGCACCGGATGTACCAATTGAATCAACAGCTACATCACCAAGTGTCGCAATACCCTCACTGGTACCAACCTTCAAACCAGCAGTCAGCTGGTCCGTAGTGACAAGATGAGTAGAACTGGTTCTCTCATCCACCTTCAAACCCTGTTCACGGATTTTCAGCCTAGTCTGAAGACTAATCCAATCTCCCTCATCCGCGCCTTGATCAACGCAGTTACTACGGAGTGCAGCATCATCAGCAAGCGCGACTCCGGCAGCAGAGGCGTTGTCGTAACCATCCCACGAAGTAAAAGAAATAGCCTCATCACCTGTGATAAATGCCATAGCTGTATGAAAACTGGTAGCAGTTGACCACTCAGACCAACCGAGAGCACTCCCTTTGTGACGAACTTCCCACACATAATCACTGGAAACTTGTAACAACCCCGCAGGTAGAACATATTCTGTCACGGGGCCAAGTTCCGGTGACAAGTGTAAAGCAGTATCACCGATCCTCACACGGAACTGTGTTGATTCATGGGTATCAGTCTCATCTCCCACCACATTAAACTGGCTGGAAATAAACTTAGGACACTCCATAACACCAGTTGCACCGGAGCTGGGCGAAATATTTGATGGACGGTCCACGTAATTAAAAATATCGCGAGTTGTGAAAGTCACAGCAGTTGACCATGGTGACCACTGTCCAGTGTTCAGCCTACGCCTTACTCTAACTTTATAAATACTCGCTACTTGCAAATAATCGGCAGGCATTTCAAAAGAGGTTAATGCAACTGCACTGGGGCCTGAATCAAAAACAGGATTACTGAAATCTTTTGAAGCGTAGTCTATCTGCCACTGCGCTGCATTCTGCAATGTATTTGCAAAGATCGGTACAAACTGAGTACAGGTAAAAACAGGTGTTTCACCTATATTTTCTGCCATGTTCAGGGGATATAAGATATCCGGAACGCCTGTAGCGAGTTTGGCCAGTAGTTCGCTATGCGCATCAGGATCAGTTTCGTGACCATGGACCAAAGTTTTAAGATACTCCACTAGATCTGTTTCAATATTGTCTACAACTCGGCGGTCTACAATCTTTCCAGTAGCATCAACATCAGCAACTTTTACAAAGTAATGCTTAATTCCATCCTGGATATTATCTTCAAAGTTATCACCATAAACCGGAACTGCCTTGGCCACGACAGTTGAGCCTTGCGGTGAAAGCGATACATCCAGCCAGATTGACTTAGGCAGCCTCGCCCCTGATACAGGAAACGGATTATCCAGATCTATACGAATCCCTTCCACATAGGCTACGCCAGAGGACAAAGTATAAGATCCTTCAGTGTTAATCAGCTTAAAACCATCTTTCCAGAATCTTGCACGGCCGTAGATATCACGGTTCGTTTTCCTATCCCGCTCATCAAGGCCGGAAAGTCTGGTAGAAAAATCCAGCTGCCATGTATCAGCAGCCACGGTCATTCCGGTGCTTTCCGCAGCACCGTCAAAAGACAGCATGAAATTGCGGGTCAGGTGATTGCCCTGAATCTGACCGGCTGTCTTAAACTTGGAAATAGTCGGCAATGTTGTAATAGCCACCACAACATCTGCGGCAGAAGAATAAAGACCAATCCAGTTAAAATCATAGTCTCCATCATTGCTATCAAGCACGGCTGAATAGACAACCTGGTTAGGACTTACATAAGCCATATACTCTGCTGGAATATCATATTCCTGCATGATCTGTTCAGCAGCAGGTTTTTGACTGCTACGGTCAACAGCTACTTCAGGGTCCACATCGGGAACATTTGCAAAAATCATTTTATCAATGACCAGCAGCTGCCCTGCCCCCTGTTTTGCTGCAATTAAATTTTCACCGGCAACGGTAATCACTGAACTCATAATTTAGCCTCAATTGTCAGAGTGTCGTTATCAAAACCGCCTCCATGAACCAACATGGCCAGCGGCGGGACTTTCGCATAAATAGTTAATGTATCGTGATTAAATTCCTGAGTATTAATCTTGACACTGATAGGTGTAATGACCTGCCAATCATAACGGCGGCATGTACGCCCATAGTGTTGAATCAACGCTTCAAGAAGTTTTTGATTAATAGATAGCTGGCTGTCTGAAAGACGAATGGAAACAATGTCCCAATCCTGTCCTGGAAGACGTTCTTCAATTTCCACGTACCCAACGCCAAGCCGCTGAAAAATTCTTTTAAAACCGGCAACAGATCCTGAATCAATGGCATTGATTCGAGCAAACCTCACACGTTTACGAAACATTTCCAGCGGTTCAGAGCTAAAACGCTTGATATCTCTCTGCCACGCCAGCAGCTTTAAAAAACCTTCCGTGCAATTATCAGGATCCTGCATATTGACGGGAATCATTGCCCATTCAGTAAGCTTTTCCCACCAGCCAAAAGCGGCTTGTCTTAACTTTTCAAGCTCTCGGCCTCCAAGCCAGAATGGCAGCTCTAAAACTGGAATCATACTCCAAGCTCCACAGTCAATTCGGTCAATTGAGGCAGGTTCATTCCTGTAACAATATCCTGGCTTAAATCGAATTCAACGGACTTCAGATCCTTAAATTCTAAGTGAAGTTCCTCTTTAAGTCTGGACAAAGAAAAGCGTGAAAAAGGAAAAGTCTGTGTGGCTTCGTAGTTTGAATTTTCCCGAAAGGCACAGCGGATGAGATCCTCAATTCCCTGCTTCAGATCTATAATTTTACTTTCAGCAAGGTGAGCCACAGGATAAACCGCTACAACCATGGATACATCGCTGGTAGGCATGGGAAAACACACCATATCATCGCCATGTCCATGGTGACCGTTATCTCGAATGTATAAATTAATAGCGTCAACAAAATCCTGTGAGGGAATCCCTGAATCAATCATGATAAAGGCATTAGCGCTTCCAGGACCTCTCGGAGCTCCATGCTCAAAATAAATATAATCAGTGCGAATTCCTGCAAACAAAGCAATATCAGCCGTGTAAGCAGCGTCATGATGATACTGTCCAACAGCAGAAAATTGATTGCGACATCGCAAACGAAAAGGTTCGTCTGCTTCTTTATCTGCACCCGGTACTTCCAGCCATTCATTTTCATTTTTTACAGCTGCAATGCCAGGAATAGGGCGGGGTAAAATTGAATAATAGCCAGGTCCAAGATTATAGGCTGTTCCGGTCTGCTCTGCGACAACAGGAACAGTAAAGACCAGTTCTCCATCGACAGCAGTAACATCTTTAGAAGTAATAAGCCGGTATACATATCCTGATATAGCTGGAGTTTCTATAATCGTTCCAGACGGTATAGTCAGAGCACCTACAGAATTAGTACGAGTAAAACTAATTACACCGCGGGCTGCTAAAGCGTTTTTTCGCTCCAGATCAACTCCCCATCCAAAAATATCAAGCCATATTCCTGAAGCCGTTTTTAAAAATGTATTCGGCAGCGCAGTGTCAGCCAGCAAATCAACCAGCCATTTGCAAGGCTGAGTAACGATAGCATTCATCAGCCTCCAAAAAGGAGACCATTTAGAATCATTCTGAATAAGACTTCCCTGCTCCGTATTCAGATCTTTCCAGATCTGATCCATCTCATTCTCAGTAGTAGGGACTCCGACTTCCCTAAGCATTTCTCTATAATCTACAGCCATATTTAAACCTCAATCTGAAAGCCCAGATTCCCAAAATCATAAGCAGTTGCAGTCAAGTTGAACGTTCCTGGTTGCCCTTCCACTTCGACTATTTGGCAAGTTCCGGGCACAATACGAATATCATCTTCTACTTCGATCTTGATCTTAATCAGATTTTCAGCTGTACGCCGCTTATCCCGATTCGATACCAGATCAACAAGCAGCCCAGTTTCACGGATCATATGACAAATATCCTGAGTGATGCAGGCAAGGTCCTGTACCATTTCAGGATTGCCACCGGCATCTAACACCAAGTCATTATTTGTTATAAGCAGATCTAAAAACATCAGCACACCGCCAGCGCAAATTGCTCATTGGTATTTGAATGGGGGCCGTAGAAGTTCTGAGTTACAGGCCCACGGTTTTGAGTAGAATTAGAATTATTCTGAGTAGAAATATTGACAAAATCCTTCTTGATACCACCGCCATTTACTGCAAGCTGTTTTAAGTGCTGCAAGGACTTCACTGGTGGTGCAGTAAGGGCTACAGAATTTGCGCTGGTAGCCAATTGACTATCAGTCATAGTAGAGGAGCCATGTACAGGAACCTGTGCAGCCTTATCTATTTTTGTAGATATTGGTATTTCAGGGGAAAAGCCTAGTTTCTCCATAACCCAATTAACGACTGATCCTAACTTTTTAAGCCAGGACAAAACAGGATCAAATACGGCGATCAAAGCCTTGCCCCACCATGTATCACCAAAAGATTCTTTAAAAGAATCCCAAAGTTTGGTGATAAGTGGCATAAAAGCAATCAAAGCAGCGATGCCAAGGACAATTCCACCAACAACAACAGCAATAGGATTTGCTAAAAAAGCCGCGTTAAACATCAATTGAGCTGTACGCCATGCTTGTGTAAAAAAAGCGGCAGTCTTAGTTACTCCTGTCCACAAAGAGATAATTTTACTCCACCCCATCATTACATTTGCACACAGTCGGGTGACGATAGGTAGAGCCCCTAGAATTCCGATAAATCCTGCCACGACCACTCCAGCATAACTGATCCATTTTGCAGCAGCTGGATATGCCTCTGCCCATTCAATAATTTCTTCGATAACATTGGCGATAGAATTGAAAAGATGATCAATTGCCGGAGCCAGGAGACTTCCTAAAATAATTTGGAGAGCGTTTGCACCTTGAACCATTCGTTGAAACGGATCTACACGCTGCATAGCTGTGTTTTTAGCTTGGGCCATACCGGTTACCCCGGAAAGCTTTGTAATTGCTGCTGAAAGATTGCCTGTGTCTTTCATAAGAATCTTAATGACTTCAGCGCCATCGTCTGATCCAAATGCTTTTTTTAATACATCTGTCTCTGCAAGACTTAGTGTCTCACCGAACTTGCTCTTTAACTTGTCCATGATCTGGACCATCGGCAGCAATTTTCCTTCAGAATTTGTGAACTTAAGTCCAAGTTTTTCCTGGGCAGAACCAATTCCATCAAGGAATGCTTTATATTTTTTACCTGAATCAGTTCCCGGCAGAGTTTTCTGCAGAGTACCCAGTACAGCAAGTTGTTCTGAAACCTTTACCCCCGCGGATTGACCAGCAACTCCCACGACCGAAAAAGCCGAAGACATTTTCTTAGTGCTTGTACGGAACATATTAACAGCGGCTAAAGTCTTACCTGTAACCTGTTCAGCAAACTTGATTTTACCTATTGCTTCAGCGTCTTTCTCAAAAACACTTAACATCGTTCCCATATATGTGTTAACTGCCGTTGCATCTGTTTTGGTGGAGATACTAAGTACTTGACTGGCATTTGTAATATTAGCCAATTCACTTCCTTTAAGCCCGGAAATTGATGATTGAATCTGATAGGCTGATAAAACAAATGATTTGGCGCTTTCGCCATATTTGACGCTATTTATTAATGACTTCTTAGCAAGATTATCCATTGCAGCGTCTTGAACGTTCAGAGACTTAACATCACCCATAGCACTGTTAAACTCCATGGCAGGTTGCACTAAAGCCTTTATGCTCTGTGAAACCTTTCCATATCCAACATCGCGAAAAGCGGACTTCGCCTTAGCAGTGACAGAATCCAAAGATTTCTGAACATTCTCCAGCTTAGTGAGAGCTCTTCCCGTCAATACTTCTACAGAAAAAGTAAGCTTCTCTAATTTCGACAAATCAACCTCTGAAAGCTTTTGAAATTCCGTTACTGACTGCTACGCTCATCTTTTCCCAAAAATCCTGTTCCAACCAAAGAGCTTCAGCCATGGATTCCTCCGTAACCTCTTGCCCGGGGAACCACCGACAACAAAGAACCTGTAGCTGCATTAAGCCATTCTTTTGAATGGACTTTGCTGTCGCTTCTACTTTCCCACCGTAATTTCAAGGTCAGGTGTGTATTCCTCTACAACAGCGGCTGCAATCTGAAGAGATGCACTGGGAATTTTAAGCATTTCAGCCAATTCATCTTTATGCTCGGGGATAATACTACGCATTAGAAAATTATGTGCAGGAGTAACCTTATTATTAGGCATCATTTCATTGATGTATTGATTGTAAACAGTCAATTCTACATCAAAATCAAATTTTTTATCTTGCACTTTCACATTAATGATCATCTTTATTTTCCTTCTTTAGAATCAATTTTGGCTTCTAAACGGTCAAACCGTTTTTCCATTTGCGAAAAGTATTTATCCATCTGACTATGTGATACATAGTTTTTTGCTACATCCAACTTTACAGCTTCAACCTCTTTCCGATTAGCAACCAAAGAATTATGCAGATATTTGTTCCAAAACAGAGCGATAGCACATAAGAAACTCGCCACTCCGGGAATCGCTTTAAGGATAAGACCATCCGCCACTTATCTGGCCCCTTTTGAGCTATTACCAAAAATATTCAACAGCAGAGGTTCAAGATTTTTAATAGTGCGTTCACCAAATAGAAAACCTAACACTAATACATTGATTACAATCAAAGCTGTCTGCTGCTTTTCTGTCAGTTTCCATGCTGTAAACCATAGAAAATCCATATACAAAGTTGCAAACCCCCAAAGTGGACGCTGGCAGCCGCGCAGAAAAATAATAATCCGTCCAACAAACGGCAGTTGATTCAGATCAGCAGCAGTCCCTTCAAGAGATGCAATTCTGTCGGTCAACTCACGATCAGCCTGCATGGCCAACTGCATCATTTCTTTCTCTTTAATATGAGCCGCTTCATTGATCGCCATTGTAAACTTGGCTTTCTCAGCTTCACTCATATCAGGCGGAAAATAATCCTTAACCATATTGACAATGGTTGAACCAAGACCGCCTTCTCCAAAAATTGAACCGATTGCGTCTAAAAACATCAAGCACCCCCCAAAGCCATTGCAACCCCGCGCTGCACAGTCACAATGTCATAAGGCTGCTGACCATTTTCATGCTGAATTATCGCCAATACCAACCCCTGCAAATTACTATGAACTGAGATCCTTTCATCAGGATCCATGTCTAACACTTCTGCAACATGCACTGCATAGGCGGATGTGTTGTTTTCAACAGGTGGAGCCCATCGATTAATTATCTTGGCAACAGTATCTAGGTTGTATCTATGCTGGTAAGTCAGCAAAATCTTACCCATGGCTCTGATTCCATATTCAGGACTGACAAAAGTACAAAATGAATGATCAGGCTGTACTTCAGTGAGACCATCCCACTTTTCACCATGACGGATATTGCCTGGATTATTATTTCTAATACCTCTGGGCCTTGCCATCCCCTCTCTCCATTTGCTTCTTACAATTTATGCAGTAACTTACTCCGGGAAGGGCTGCCCTTCTTGGTTCAGGAATAGATCGTCCACAACTTTCACAATGGAGTTTGCTGAACCTGTTTTTTTTAAGTTCAGGTTCAGCAAGTGCTATTTGTCTTAAAAGTTCTTCCTGAATTTGTGCTGAATCAGCAAAATCCATTACAGCCCTTCTGTATCAGCTTCAGACAAGTAAGGAACTCCGTTAATACGCACGAAATCAGGGCTGGTAACTTCAAACTGAAGTTTGCTGATATCTTTTTCTCCACCCTTGGGATCAATATCCAGCAACGATTCAATCTTAAAATGGCACCCAAATGCTTCAACTTTTTTTTCTTCATTGCCTGTCTTAGCGAAGAAAAGCATATCGTAATCAGGCAACTCTCTATAACTTCCAGCTGCACGAGCAGCTTCAGAAATGAGCTTTAGATTGGTTGCATCAATTTCAATATCTCCAGATGCAGCAACATCACCATCAACCCAGCCATTAGGAACACCACGATCTTTAGCAGCACTGCTGTTATCCTCAATACTGAGAGAAGCCTTCTCTACATGCAGCTGGATGTCTCCCAGTGTAATATCAAAATTTTTCCCACTTAAACGCTGTGCCATTTACGCCTCCGCCTGATTGGATAGATCCAGCAAAAGATTACAAGTAATAGATTTAGGACAGTTGTATGGAGTAACAACCAAGTAGATTTCAACCTGATATTTAGTTTTCCAGTTAATTGTAATATCGGATTCTTTAGGTGGTTTCACTTCACCGGGAAACTGAATACCCATGATTTCAACAGCCCTGCTCATTTCGCGCAAAGGACGCATAAAATAGGTCTGATTTGCCGCAATACTTGCCGGAGTAGAATTGAGTTTCCGGTCTGCTATTCTGGCAACGGCCAGCACGTAAACCCTGCGCATTGCCTTCTGAACCACTCGCAGATTTTCTACACACTGATAATCACCGGCAGGGACATCAAGCATGTTGCCATCTGCCCAGTACAGACCAGGATAATCAGGATACCACTGAGGAACGGACAGTCTTGCACTTTCAAGATCCTGCAAAATGGACATATCAATTGTTCGGCCATCCTTGTCAGCTGGCTTTGCAGACCATGATCCAACCAATGCACCGGTTGCCACACGCATAGGAGAATCAGCTACAGTAACAGCTTGATTGCAGAGTCTTCCTGCAAGTGCTCCAAGGTCCATACCCCATAGAGTGGGGACAATCATAACCTGATCAGCTGCTACACCTGCAACCAGTCCTTTCAGGTGAGTTGCAAAATCAGTCCAGTTTTCTTCGGCAGTCATAGCTCTGCTGGTTCCTATAAAAAACAAAGGGCGCATATATTTGCCCATGATGGACTCAGCCTTAGCCTGATATGCTTCAACTGCGGTACTGTCCGCTACAGCATCAGTTACCACAACAGCTTCAACACTGACCAGTTCCATGCACTTATCAACTGCTTCGGACCAGCTTTCAGCATCTGCAAGCGGATAAACGCAAGCATTCCAGTTCTGCCCTGCATTTGCCTTTGCTGCTTCAATCTGAGTTCTCAAAAAACTTTCTTCGCCCAGAACTTCTCCAAGATCAGTGTCAGTGTTGACAGTAACCAACTTGCCCTCATTAGTTCCCGCGCCACGTCCGACAAAAAGGAAGTAGCGTTCTACTTCATCAAATTCGCCTTGAAATAAATTAAGATTATTAACTTGTACTTTGCCTAGCATTTAAACTCCTATGCTCGTTTGATCTGGCTGATAGTTGATGGCCAGCTCTGTTTTCATACCAACCAGCTCTGTAGCGATATCAACATCCAACTCGCTGACTGCCCATTTCCTGCCATTCCAGATAATAGGTCCACCAACATCAGGGACCACAATAAGTGGCTCTTCAAAAAATACGGAGAGTTCAACCTTCACACTATCATTTTCAAGCAAGGAGATAACAAGTTCTGGATCTGGAAGGTTCAAGTTTGACCTTTCGGTATCGTTATCGTCCAGCCATGCAATGATTTGAGATAACAATAAATTGATATCTCCCTGAAAGTTTACAACTGTGAAAACTCCTTCATATCTAAAGCGGCCTATCTCCATACAATTTCCGAGATCTTTGCCGCTGAATTCAAGCTCGCCGCTGTCAGTACAGCCTTCCAGCTGTTCAGGCTGCACACCGGAAACGTTCAGTAAAAATTCTGAAAAATTCTTAAACAGTTTCATGAATGATCCACCATCACATTAAAATCAATTTGAATGTAACCATAGACAATGTATGCATACAGATAGATTAATCAGATGTAACAATGCCATGACTAATTACTATAAAAATATGTATTAAACTTAGCCATAGAGAGGAGAATAATACTACAAAAATATTGTAACAACATTTTTCAATCCTATTTCAATATAATCGGATTGAAAAAAAATAATTAAAATATACATTACAAATTATAAAAAATTAAAAATGCAACAAACTATATATTTTGAATATAAATATTATTTACAAATTCCAAATATATTCATATAAAATATGAATTAATATTAAATAAATTGATAAAAAATAGAATTAACAAATGTATAAATTTTATTTAATAATAAAATAGAGGATTTAAAACTGTGAGTGTAAGAGTTTATTGCATAAAATGCGGATATGTTGGTAGGATTGAATCAAGTTCACAAGAAGCAGAGACAGTAAAGAGACTATACTGCTGCTGTACAAATCCAGAATGTGGGCATAGCTGGGCAATGGAACTTTCTTTTTCACATACATTAAGCCCTTCTGCTCTGGATCTACCAGAGCAACTACGCCAGAAAATTAGAAAGGCAGGTCCGGCTGAACAGATGCATTTATTTACGGAAATGGGTGAAGGCTTCGGAAAAATGTAATTTCAGTAACTGGTTATTTTAAAATATGTTAATACGCTAAAATATTTAACTAATTACGATTACAAAAAAATGTAATAAAGTGTAATGCAAAATGTAATAAACAATAATTTAAGATAGTTATATTTTTTCAAAATGTAATCAAAAAGTGTAATATAAATTACATAAAATTACATTTTTATTACAGTCTCAAAACTGCATATTAAATAGTTATTTAGGCATGTTATATATACTATTTTTTTAGATTACATTTATTACACTTTTCCGAAACCCACTGTCGAGAATAAATTTATGTTTCAAATGCACGTACGCGTATACACGTGTAAATCAATCATAACACACTATTATAAATAACTATTAGATTTAAAAATCCAGCACCTAACGGTTTTATTGCTCAGACAGCTATTAATTGCCCTGCCCTTATCTACCAATTCATGTTTTTTAGATTGAGGCAGAAGTTTTTTAAGAGACTTCATATCAGGAAGTTCCTGCCCTTTTTCCCGACACCTTTGCACAAAATGGTTCAGGTTCACTGCTATCAAACCAGGTTCAGCACTATGATTTAATGCGTATTCCGGTCCTGCTCCTGTCTCTGAGTTCAGATATCGGTATGTCTCCCAGAACTGTTCAACCAGAGGATGATCAGCTGCAAGACGATCCTCGCGCAGAACTGCACGATGTCGCAAATAGCCTTGCAGACTTTTAATTGTCTGATCTGTTATGGATGGGAATAAAACTTTCAGAGTATATCCACAGGCGGCAATCTGTGCATGATTCTTAGCTATACGCTCATTTTGCAGCACCTTGGAGAATTCCCCCTCGATGCGGTCAAAAGCTTCAAAATAGGTTGCTAAAATATTTTTCTCATTTTTAAGAGCTGCAGCAAGAAATCCGCTAACTTCTTCGGCTGTAAATCTTTCAAACTTTCTTGCAACTTCACGTGTACCTGCTCTATGGTGTGCCTTGTCAGCATGGCAATGAACTATACGCTGAAGCAGAGCCTCACTACCATCAACTTCTGCATTCTGAGAGATAATGAGCGAAGCCTGAAATAGGGATTCATCAACATCGTTATTTCTTCTGGCAACTCCAAGCGTTCCTGTTCCACGTCCATTGTAGAACGGCTTGCACTCATCAAAATTAAACTGCCGCTGCTTACCGTCATTGATTCCACTTTCACGGTCAGATTCAATAATTACAACGGGCAAATTTGATAGCTGATTAAAAGCCCTGCGCCGTCCGGCCACAGTCGCTTTCATTACATCAAACCCTTCATAACCTTCACGACCGACCAGTTTCCAAAGAAATTCAAGTACGGTAGATTTTCCTGCCCCCGGATCGCCGGTAAACTCAAAGAATGGAAAAGACTTCTGTTCCTTGCGGATCTGCTGCACGAATAGTGAGCCAAGCCAGAACGCAAGCAACGCGACTCCCTGCCAGCTGAAAGCCATTTGAAAATCATCAAACCAGAGAGAATCAAACTTACCGTCTGCAGATATTTTGATTGACTTAAGTCCCGGCCGGATAAAACTTTTACCCAGATTAAAGAACTTATCTTCATTCAGCTCAATTGCACGGCCTTTGTGAAAGGCTGCAGAAGGATAAATATAGGCCTCAACATTGCTATCATATCCGATAAAAGGAATGGAGCGCACAACAGGAAGCTGATTACGTAGCCACCGCCCTGTGAGGATCCGCATATCAGCAGGTGAACCATTAAAAATTCCGCCACCAGTTCTATTTAACAATGCCTTGTGAAAAGCATCTGCTGAAGCAATGTTAGTTCCCTCAAAACGTACAACCTCAGATTCGCCTTTAGGTGAATTAATTTTAAAAACATACCACTGTTCATCAAGTATATCATCGACCTCACGATACAGGCATTGAGGATCTCGATTACATATTTCTATGACATCACAATGAGATAAAAAGCACTTAAAACCATCATCACTATCAATGACAGCATCCACTTTTTGCAGATCTTCCGTTAGAGCTCCAATATCAATTTTAACGCTGAAAAGACGGTTCCGAAAGTTTATTACGAATTTTCTGGAAGTGAATCTTCCGTATTTTATATAAGCACATTCCTCCACAGTTTCAGCCATCATCAGCTTGCCGCGATATAGGCAACCAGACATGAACTTTTTATCTATTTTTCCGGCTCGGTGAAGGTCGTCCCAGTCCTGATTTTCCGGAAGTAGGTAGACTTCGTATTTTTCTCCCATAATACGCAACTTTCTGGCATGTTTATGCACAGCTTCAGTTCCTGCTTTATCACTGTCCAACGCAAGGATCCACTTTACCCCCCTACCCTTGTGCTTTTCAATGAAATTTACGGGAAAATGACTGCAGCTAAAAGCAGCAAAAGATCTATAATTATGATGATGCAACGCGATAGAGTGAAAAATGCCTTCCACCCAAAAGCATTTATCACCTTCTTTCAGCTCCTGACCGGGGGGAGTCCAAGCGTCTCCCCGGTATATAGATTCATCTTTTTTTCGGCGACCTCCAAAGTGAGCCTTACGGCCATCCTTTTTGGTTTTGTCAATAAGCCGCTCCCAGTAACGGGTACGCTCCGCATCAATATAAAATCGTATCGTACTGCAAAACTCGTTCGTTCCAGGCAATTGCAAAGACTGCTGCTCATACCAACCACGAATCCTGGAAAGATCAAAGCCTCGGTCCAACCCCAGAAAAGCATCAGCTGTTCTATTCGGCTCTGCTTCAGTTGCCGGAAATTTCTTTGAAAAATTGGTGAATATTTCTGGATACCTGTTTCTGGTGGCTTCTTCATAGCCGCATTTATTAAGCCTGTTACATTTGAGCTGCCACGGCTTTTCTTTAGATATGAATAACTCTTTTTTACCACAATCCGGGCATTTCCCCTTAATGAAGGCATTACCTGTTTCCGTAAACTCCAGACTTGAATCGCTGCGCAACGCCTGAACAATTTCATCAATATCTACTGCTGAACCTCTATTATTCATAGTCATTAATCATTTCCTCTTCTTTAACATCAATTGTATCATCCAGAGCCACCACGCCCAATTAGAGCGCCCGGATCTGCCACGGATTAAGACGTATTACTCTATCTCTTTTAATTATTTTCAGTTATTTAGGCGGATATCATATGGTTACAGGAATGATTCGTAAACAATGTATATTTATACAGACTCCACTTATTGCGATAGGGTTGCATAAAAAAGAGTAGGGCTACCTAAAAATATTTTGATATATTTCTTTCAGGTGCTAAAATATCACTTCTCTATGCAGTTTTGATCAGTACAATTTTTTGAATTGACGACGGCAGCTCGCTATGCTTTCTGGTCAACAGGAAAAACTCATGTTGACTTTATTTTTACCTTACGACACGCAGCCCTGATGTCAGAAAGAGGAACACCATATTCATCTCTCAATACGCAGATAGTCCTGCGTAGCTGCAGATATTTAGCTGAAAGAACAATGGAGCGTCTTGCACGATTAGACTTAACTAGATCCTTTCTCTGCTTGCGATATGATCTGGGATCAACGCTAAGAAATTTTGCAGATTGTGAATAAGACCCAAACTCTTTACGTAGATATTCAATGTATTTTGTTATTGTATTTGTCATACCTTCTAATAGGAGATAATATCCTATGAGGTCAAGGATATTATCTCCTTTTTACCTAGGAGATTTTACCTTATAAGGTACTACCCTTAAATTAGTTACAATTTAATATGGCCAGCAGGAGCAGTTAAATGGATGTAATATTCGAAGAATACTTCATAAAATTTGTCACAAAGAAGGCAAAAGAAATGAAACTTACGCATTCTGACTTCGCCAGAAAGGTTTTCCCTGGCCAATCCACAGGAACAGCAGAAAGAGTCTGGCGCCAACTAAGAAGCCCCGCCCCGGGAAAACCGCCAAGACGGCTCAGTCTATCTGAAGCATACAGAATGAGTTCTGCCCTTAGCTCTGAATTCCCAGCTTTGATCTGGCAGGTTGACCAGTACATGAAGCAAAAACAGGCCGGATAACCGACCTGCGTATTTACTCTTGATTTTCAAGCTGCACTACTGCAGCATAGAGTCTATCTTTAAGTAATTTAAGAATAAATGATAAGCCTACAGGCGCTGTCCGACAACACAGATCTAAAGCCTCAACCAACTGGTATAATTCTCCCACAGGGTCCTCCATTCTCCACCTCCTTTCTATTAACTGAGTACTTTTATATAATACGCGCTTGATAATTAGGAGAATATCTCCTAATAAGCATTCGCAAATAGGATATAATCTCCTAAAGGAGAATATACTACCAAGGTTCATAATCAGACGGGATGCACATTCAAAGCCATAATCAAGGTGGGGCAAATGGATATTACAGGACCATTTTACAATCAGAAGGAAGCCGCAAAATACTGCGGATATTCTCCATCCACATTTTGCAAAAAAATCAAAGGATATGTGCTGCCATTAGTTGGGCCAGACCATAACCGTTATGCCAAATCAATTTTAGATCTGTGGATGATGGAACCAAGCCAGTTCAAGGATCAGCCTATCAAGCGCAACCGCAAACCCCATATGGTGCAAGTATAATGAGTGTCAGGCAAAGAAAAGATGGGTACTGGCTTGTTGACTTCCGAGATGAACTCGGAAAAATGCGCTGTAGGTCTTTCGGAAAAGGATCAAAAGGAAGAAAATTAGCCACAGAGTTTGACCTTGAAATTAAATTTAAAAAATCCAAGGGAGAACAACTACCAATCCACCGAACTGGCGGAATATACTTAGATGAACTCTGCCAGATCTGGATCAACGAAAAAAAAGTACAGGGCAGAAAAACAGGCTGGCTTAAAGACTGGGCCAGTGTTTTTAACAAAACATTCGCACCAGAACTGACCAACGTCCCCTGTAATATGCTGACACAAGCCGATATCATGAAAGTTCTGGCCAAGCATTATGTCGATTCTGCCCAATCCACACGCAATAGATACATAGGCTACTTACGAGCAATCCTCCAATACGGCCAAGATCATGAACACATAAAGAAAAATCCCCTTGCTCTATGGCAAAAAGGAAAAGAGCAAAGCCGGCAATCAATGCTAACTCTAAAAGACCTTCGCAAGATTCAAAAATATGCGCCGGATCATTTAGCCTGGGCAATTGATGCAGCATGGAACATTCCAGTCAGGCCGGGGAAAATGGATTTCTTCTCACTGCGCTATGATACAAATGTAGATTTTAGCAAAGGAACCATAAAAGTTTACCATACCAAAGTTAACAAATGGGCAACAGTCCATTGTTCAAAAGATTTTTTAAGGAAGCTCTACATAGCAAGGCTTACAAATATAAGCGGGCATATTGTTGAATACAAAGGAAAGCCTGTCACCCACATGAAAAGTTCTCTAGAAAATGCCTCCGGCCCCAAAGGGGCAAATCTGCCTTACCCAGTATGTCTATATGATATCCGCCACCTCTGGATTACAACTATGATTAACCATGGAGTTGAATTCTCAACGATAGCCTACTTAGCCGGAACCAGCGTGAGAATGATTCATCAAAACTATTACGAACCGCACTCAGCGGATAGAATGAACGCAGCTGAAAAGCTTCCACAGTTATAAAAATAAAGAGCTATTTCTTTTTACCATTATCTCGTTTTTCAATGCCTTCAAGCTTAGAGGCTGGGAGGCCATTGTACAAATCTTCAATTTCTTTAGGACGTGAGATCATTTCTTCAGCAATTATATTAACAAAATCAAAAAGTTTATAGGCTATCGCCTTATTGTCATTAAGATTTAACTCACCAGGATGAACTGCATCATTCCCTACAACTCGGACAAGATCCAGCGCTTGCTGGATCTTAGGGGACAATCCATCATTTACAAGACTAGCAATATCATCATTAATTTTTTTACCGGGTTTTCCAAGATGCTTACACAGCTTTTGAATTGCAAGACGCAGTAAAGCTGCTGCACCTCTGGGAGAATCATCAACAATAGCTCTGGCTTCCTCGAAATCGACTAGAATATCATCAGGAAGATCTGAGTTTGCTTCAACTTGATATTTTTGAGCAGGATATACAAGTTTGTCATGCGCCCATATCGCAATCTTCTTACAGGCAAAACATTTACTAATATATAAATTTTCTATTGTTGTTACACAGAATTCAGATTTACTTGTTTTTTGGTAAAAGACTAAACCAGAATTCGTTTTTTTAATAAATTCATGTAAAGGATCTACAGCATGATTCATTTCTGAGTTCGATTTAGGAAATATTTTAATCAAATCACTATGAGGCAAAAAAGATTCTTCATCAAATTTAGAAAATATATTTACCTCATTATTTTTTTTTATAAAAACTCTTTCCCAATGTTGAATCGAAAATACTTCGCAATGAGGACAATTGAAAGAATTCTCAGTAATAGCTGCAACTTTATTTTTTAGATTCAT